CACCTACAAAAAACCCAATCACCCAACCTTCAGCGAGCATAGCCAGTACCATGGCACACCGGACGACGAGGGCAACCCCCAAAGCGGTGGCCGCTGGATACAGGACAAGAAGGGTCGCTATGTGGCTTTCGAGCCAAGCGATACAAATGCAAAGCACTGGCCAGATTGGGCACTCAAGCAGTACATGACCGCCGAAGAACCTGGCGTCAAAATACAGAAACGGAAATGACCATGCAACAACCGTACAACATGATGCAGCCGCAGCAAAAAGATATGTCGCCCGCGCAAGCTAACGTGGCCGCGATGAACCAAACCGCTGCACGCAATGTAGCCATGCAGGGTGCCAAGTCTCAGAACGCACCGGCCATGGCATCAGGCCGCGAGGTCATGCAGCGCCCACCCACATTGCAGCCAACCCAAGGCGGGCAAGTAGACGGCCAGGCAATCAAGACCGGCGTCAACCCCGAGAATCGCAACATCAAACAAACCACGGGCACGGGCATCATTGCCGCCCAGATGAACCGCCCAGCCTGATAGGACAAACACATGAAGCCCCAGCAAATTGAGGTAGAAGTAGAAGTCGCCGATCCAGAGATGGAGAGGGAGCGCACGCAGGAACGCTTGCAAGCGTTTGGCCAATCCATGGCCAACCAGCGCGACGACTGGATTCGTTCCCGCTACAGCTATGGGGTCGACAAGCGTTGGATCGAAGACGAAGATCAGTACAACGCCAAGGACAACATTGCCAAGCAGGCCAGCCAGATGATGACTTCAGTGGAGCAGGGTTATCCCGTAACCACGCAGATGGCCAAGCCCCATCGCTCGACTGTCTACATCGGCATGACTAGGCAGAAGACCAATGCCGCCGAGGCACGCATCTCCGACATTCTGCTGCCCACCGACGACCGCAATTGGGGCATCAAGCCCACACCGAAACCCAAGCTCATGGCCATGAGTCGCGACACCCAGATGGCTGGCGACAAAGACACCGGCGAGCCCTTGATGCACCCAGAGACCGGCCAGCCCTTGGCCATGCGCGACATTGCCCGCGCGTCCCTGGAGATAGCACGCAAGAAGTCAGACGCCATGCAACTGGAGATCGAGGACCAGCTGGTCGAGTGCGACTACAACGGCGAACTGCGCAAAGTAATTCACAACGCGGCCCGCTTGGGCACCGGCGTGATCAAGGGACCGATCGTCACCAACCGCACACGAAAAGCCTGGCAGCCATACAAGGACATGCAGGGCAACACCATTCACCAGTTGGACATCGTCAACGAAGTGGCACCTGCGTCATTCAGCATCGACCCGCGCAACGTCTGGCCAGACCCGGGCTGTGGTGATTCGATTCACAACGGCAAAGGCATTTACGAGCGCGAGCAGATGACCAGCCGCCAGGTCCGTGACTTGGCCAAGCAGCCCGGCTACATGAAAGAACAGATTCGCAAGGTGCTGGAAGAAGGGCCTAAGAAGTCGGTCACATTCCAGGAGCTGAAGGACGATGACCAGCGCGACATTGCACGCGACGTTTACGAGATGTGGAGCTACTGGGGTGACGTCGACCATGACGACCTCGAGGCAGCAGGCATCAAGCTGGGCGACAAGGACGAACTCCGCGCGGTCAGCGCATGCGTCGTGATGATCAACAGCACGATCGTCAAGGCATACCTTAACCCGCTTGAAGGCGGCGAGCTGCCATACGACTTCTACGTTTGGGAGCGTGTGGCTGATAGCGTGTGGGGTTATGGTATTCCCTACCTCATGCGTGCACAGCAGAAGGTCCTCAACGCTGCATGGCGTCAGATGATGGACAACGCCGGTGTATCCAGCGGGCCACAGATCATTGTCAAGGCTGGCGCTATCCAGCCAGCAGACAAGCAGTGGCAGCTGAGCGCACGCAAGATATGGTTTGCCACCGATGAGGTGGACGACGTGCGCAAGGCATTCACCGCAGTGGAATTCAACAGTCACCAGACCGAGCTGTCAGGCATCATTAAGATGGCCATGGAGCTGGCCGACATGGAGACCGGCGTGCCAGTCATCATGCAAGGCGAGAAGGGTGCAGCACCTGACACGGTCGGGGGCATGCAAATGCTGATGAACAGCGCCAACGTGGTGCTGCGTCGATTGGTCAAACAGTTTGACGACATGATCACACGCCCGCACATTCGCCGCTACTACGACTACAACATGATGTACAACGAGGACGAAGAGGTCAAAGGTGACTTCAGCATCGACGCTCGAGGCTCATCGGCTTTGCTGATCCGTGACATCCAGAACCAGGCATTCCTGAACCTGCTGGCCGCTGGAGCGAACCCGGTGTACGGCGTGTACCTGGATACCCAGAAGCTGTTTGAGAAGGCCCTACAGGCTCAGCACATCGATCCCAAGGACGTGTTTAAGTCCGAGGAAGAACTCGAGAAGATCAAAGAGCAGCAGAAGAACCCGCAGGAGGCACCGCCTGATCCAGCCATGGCCGTGGCCCAGCTGCGTGGCGAGATCGAGATGAAAAAGGCCCAAGCCCAGAACGAGGGCGACATGGCCGAGTTGCAAGTACGCCAAGCGATTGCCCAGCAAGACGGCGAGATACGTATGGCCGAGATGCAGCTCACCCGCGAGATCGAGATGCTGAAGATGGCCAACACCCAGAACCTCACACTCGAACAGATCAAGGCCAAGTTGGCCGACACGGCAATGCGCGAACGCGGCAAGAAAGAGCTGTACGCGGCAGAAGCAAATTTAAAAATGACCACTGGTCAAGGCATCTAAACCTGAAAGGAAATCAACATGGCAGCAGTCAACGCAACCGTCAGTCGCGATACCGCACCTGGCGCAATCATCGTCACCTGGTCATTGGCCAACGCTGACACCGGCACACCCTACCAGCTCAGTTCTGCGTCGGACCTAACGTGCCACACGTTCGGCACGTTTGGCGGAGCAACGATCACTTGGCAAGGGTCAAGCGACGGCACCAATTGGCACGCCATGACTCAAAAGGGCGGCACGGCCAACATGGCCTACACCACCACGGCCAACCACTCACCCAACGAGATGCCCCCGTTCATCCGCGCGATCTCCGCAGGCGGTACAGGCACTGCGATCACCGCGTCTTTGTGCATCTATCCACGTTGGTCCAAGAACCAATTTTGATCACTTGCGCACCACCCCCTGCCTCGCATAGAATCTCGGCAGGGACCTTGCGTCCAAAAATTACATAGCCAGGCAATGACCTGGCTTTTTTGATGGCATGAACGAATACACCTCTGATACCTGGCACAAACTGCGTAAGTGGGCTGAAGCAGAGCTCGAACGCGCACGCGTGCGGAACGACGCCGTGGGTCTCTCCGAACACGACACGGCTGCGCTCAGGGGTGAGATCAGGATGCTCAAACGATTTCTCGACTTGCCGCAAGCGGCAACTCGGGGTGTAGTGGTTGAGCCGGACTAACAGTCCCGCACAACCTGTCTGAGTGACCGCCTTCGGGCGGTCTTTTTATTGGAGAGCGAAAAGTGGAACAACAACTATCCGAAGAGGAAACGCAGAAACTCTGGAACGAAGAAGCCGCAAAACTTGAAGCCAGTGAGCCATCACCCGCATTCGAGACCCAAGGCGTTGCGCCGGTAGACCCGCCGCAAGACCCTCAACCCCAGGACCCCGCGTCAGTTAAAGGACAAGAAGCTGATCCGCTGGCAGGACTCCCAGAACCAGTGAAGCAGGCCCTGGCCCGCATCACAGAACTGGAGACAGCCAACTCTCAACTGCTGCACCACGTAAAGACTGCCGAGGGTCGCGTGGCCGCGATGCAGCGTGAATTCCAGCAGGCACGTCAGGCGCAACAAGCCGTTGCACCACAAGACGCGCCTACGCAGGGAGACATTGCTGCCGCCGCCAAGAACCCCGAGAAGTGGGAGCAGCTCAAGCAGGATTTCCCGGAATGGGCCGGGGCGATGGAGGAATACGTTGGGGCCAAGCTCAACGGTATGCAGAGCGGTGTTCAGGCCAACCAGGTCGTTGAATACGTACAAGCTCAGCAGGCCGAGCTTAGAACTCAAATGCAAGCCGCCATTGAAGAGGCCCGTGTCGAAGGCAAGTACGAAGACTGGCGCGAAACAATCAACACGCCTGACTTTGCACAATGGTTCGCCATTCAGCCTAACGAGGTGAGAGCCTTGGCCGACAGCCCGCACGGCAGAGACGCAATCAAGATGTTGGACATGTTCAACAACGTGAGAACGAAACCTGCTTCGGAAATCAGGCAAGAGCGAGGAGCACGTCTCGCCGCAGCCGCGACGACCCGACCTGGCCAGACACCGCCGCCCAAGACATTGGACGACTTGTCTCCAGAAGAACTTTGGAACTACGAGGCCAAGAAGCGCGAAGAACAAAAAGCGCGTCAAGGCTACTGAAAACTTTTTAAAGGAACCACATCATGGCTATTCAAAATTACGGCACAGTTGCATCACGGAACTTGATCCGTGCCGCACAAGGTATGCTGGAACATGCCCAACCCATCACCGTCTTGGGCGACTTCGGTACTCAGCGCGAAATGCCGCAGAACTCGACAGACACTTTGGTGTTCCGTCGTACTCTGCCTTTCGGCGCATCTACATCAGGCACCACAATCGAGAACTCTTCTCGCTATGTTGGTACTCCTGACATCACCGCATCCAACTTCGTGTTGGCTGAAGGCGTGACACCTAACTCCAACACCATCACGTTCCAGGACGTGTCCGTTCAGCTTCAGCAGTACGGCGTGTTGTTCAAGTACAGCTCCAAGACTGAGCAGTTGTATGAAGATGACATCCCCGGCGAAATGGTCAAGCTGACTGGCGAGACCCTGGCTGAGGTGATGGAATTGGTTCGCTACGGCGTGTTGAAGGCTGGCTCCACTGTGATCTACGCAAACGGCTCTAGCCGCTCTGCGATCAACACAGCGATT